GCTTGTCCCATAAACCTTTCAGTTACTCCAATTCCTACATTACCAGTAGCAACCTCACCAAAAGCATCACCATAAGGAGCACCTCCCCACTGCTGGTTAAACCAAGCAGGAGTCCAGCCAGTACGAATTACTTCACGCCAGTTTTCTGGTATCATACCCGTAATAAGGGAATCAGAATTGCTGATGGGATCTGCAGCACCAACATCCCTCCAAATGGTGCCTGTAAAACCTTCGAAGACTTCAGTGTCAGTGTTGAATCTGAAGTCACCTTCAACCGCTGCAGGATCTCTTTGAGCAGTTGTTCCTGAGGGTATTTGAGCTTGGCTGATTGGACTGAGTTTCGCAACAAGCTTAGCAGGGTCGAATACAGCAGCTGCTTCATCTGCACTATCTTTCGCAGCATTGGCGTGGGTAAGTGAAGATCCGGCTGCAGGCTCATTCGGTGTTCCATCAATGTCCTCTCCTATCGCCCAGTTGGAAGATAGGTCAGCTGAAGCTGCAGATTCACCTGCAGATTGTGCAGATTCACCTGCAGAGGTGTGAGATGCAGCTGCACAGTTGGAAGAGTCATCTGCATTCACTTGACTGTTGGCTTCAGATTGTGCAGCATCCTCTGCAGAGGAATCTGCTTGGCCAGCATATGTCTTGGAAGATTCAAGCCCGGGTTCAACTTCGTTTGGGCTTGTCGCCCACTCTTCCGACTTATCAACCCAGAACCTTACGTCATCAATATTCTTAACCATGTCAGCTTCGACAAGTTCAAAACCTGCATCTGCTGCAGTGTTCACATCGTTGACATCAGTCTCACTGGATTGATCGCCATCGTATATTTCCTTGCCAGACTTGTTGTAATATTTTGACATCTTCCCCTCTCTACATCTTCTTGCTTAGAAGATTGAAGTTCGTTATTATGTTATGAATGACATGCTTGTCAGTAAATTTCTCTTTGGTTCTGAGAACCACCGACATATTGACACCGATGCCTTCTATGTATAAAGAAGGGTTTTGTATTACAGCTTTCCCACCCCAAAAGAATACACCCCAAGTGCTCGACCCCCATACTCCGCCTTGATCTTCAAGCCCAAGCAGTGGCTGGTTTGGATTTGACGGTGAAGCTTTACTTCCGTAATCAAAGTCACAAGCCACTTCAAACTTCACCTTAGAGGATGACGTTATCTCAAACAGGAGTTTAAAGAATCTCTTGATATCTGCAGGAGATCCATAGTGGTAATAACTTGTGGCAAGTTTTGTGACTATCTCAACACCGTTGAAAGATGTTCCGGAATCCATCTTGTAGATGAATCCACCATCGCTGCCAAAGAAAGTATCAACTCCTCTTGAAGCATTATCTCCCTCGGTTGCACAGAGGACAGGGTGTTTATATGTGAATGGGGTTGCACCTTTTACAGATCGATTAGAGCCGTTGAAGGTGAAGCATATTCCGCTGCCATCATTAGTGAACAACCGGTATTGATCTTTATCTCTGAATGGGAGAGCGACAGTTATATTGTCTTTGTTATTTGTGAAGATCCTCTGAACTTTCTTGGTGAGGGACTTTGCAGTGTAGTCACCGAAAGCCTCTGTTGCTGCCATGGAGGTTAATCCGCGATCATCGATGTAATAAGTTCTTCCGAGAAGCCTGACAACAGTGTCTCTGTACGCACCAGATCTATTCGAGAATTCTTTCACCTGGTAATTGTAATCACCTACAGCTTCATTTATGTAGATGACCTTGATTGAGTTCTCCATGTGGACTTGAAGAGTGTTTCCTACAGATGAAAGCAATGAAGTGATGTCATCCCCCATAGGGAAATATCCTGCACCGTTTACTGCATCAAAGTCAGATGGATCTCCGATTGCAGAGTAGAATAAGTGACCGCCAGGGAAAGCAAGCCACAGTCTGCCATCGAAAGCTGTTACCAGAGTTGGGAATCTTAAGTCAGCGGATCCTGCATGGCAGGGAAGTTCAGGGGGATCGATAACTCTTGCAGTAAATCCATCGTATGACATTGGGAGGGAAACACCATCAACTACGAAGAGACACTCTGTGTTTGTGGTAATCGGTGGGTAGTCTTCACCAGGAGTTTGAGGTTCTGGGTAAGCAGCGAAAGCTTCATTTACCCAACTGCACTTTCCACCTGCAGCTCTCGCCATCCCTACAGGATCAGCTATGATCTCCCAACCAACAGCAGAAGATTTATACAATGAGGCGCTTGTTAAATCTACATCCCTAACACCGTAAACGTCTACCTTATATAGGTGAACTCCACGAACTATGCCGGTTCCTGGGATAGGGAGTATGGCTGCCCGTCTTGCTTCTCTGTCTGTATCGTCGAGGGTTTCAGGATCAACGTGAACAGATGATGCCAGCGGTGTTCCATCAAATGCTTCGTATCCTTCCATCGAAGCATACCCGTGGTAATCACCATCGAGCTCGACGTAGTTCAAGCATTGTATCAGCTCACCGGATTTAAGTTCAAGATCACTGACAGCTTCATTCAGTCCACCGGTGAGAGATACAACCTTGCTGGTTGTAGGTGGAACTTTTATCTTCTTTGGCAGCATCTAGTCCCTCACGCTATTGGGTGTTGAACAACATATTCACCAGGAAGTTGATCTCTGTAAAGCTGCCCGTGCATCTTTGCTGCAGGGGTTGCGTAAGCAGTGAACAATCCGTAATTTGTGTAGTGACCAGCTACGTATTCAAGGCCTTTGTATGCAAGTACCTTGTGGAATCTTGAAGGCAGGATTGGAACATCTACGTTCAGCCTGAGAATCTGTGGCTCCATGTAATAGTCTGCAGATATTGTGTGCATTGCATCAGCCTTTGAGCTGAAGTACAATGTGCCATCAACAGGATCTGCAGTAATATAAGTTGGAGGGCCACTGTCAAGATCAGCTCCGCCAACGAGATACCTGTGCCTGAAGAAACCGAATGGCAGGAACCGGATAGCCGTTGTCTGCCCAGTAGTGGCATCTGTTACATACCACCCAACACGACCTACCCTTGTATCCCATCTTCCAAAATCATTTACAGGATTTCCAAACACAGTAGCGATGTTGTAAGAACTTTCACCAACAGTCATACTGAAACTAATTGACCGCCTCATGAATGTCCAGTAGAGGCGGTCACTCTGGAGATCTATCCACGCATCACGTACAGATTGCACGATGACAGCTTGTGCAGCAACAGGAGCTTCAACGCTGACAATCTCACCTTGCAGTCCTGACATTCGATCAACTTCTTTGCAGATATCCAGAAAATTCATATTAGTAAGCCTCTTCTGATTAAGATTCTACAAGCATCTTAACTAATTTATCCTTCGCTACATTGCCAGGAAAGGTTAACCCTCTGGTTGCAGCTTCAATTTTAAGTTCTCCATAATTCATATCGGAGATTGGTTTGGAACCTGGCTCGGCAGCTTCAGGAAGAACTTCACCACCTTCTTCAACTCCGTTAATAGTTTCCTCAGGAGTTTGAACATGTGCAGTAGGTGGAGCAGCTGCAGCAGCAGCGAGGCGAGCCTGTTCATCAACAATCTTCTGGAAGTCTTTCATCAAGATTCCTTCAGGCTTCACTATCCGAATAACTCTGAGCTCAAACTCCTTACCATTATCCTCGAAGTAAGCCCGAGATACAAGCATTCTTGCACGGTTGCCAAGAGCATCTCTGCCTTGAGCCTCTGCACACACTTCAACTTCAAGCTGCTCCTGCAGAACCATAGGCAACTCTCTGTTTGCCAGTTTTCTTTCTTGTGACATTATATGTTCCTCGCTATTTATTAAGTGGTTCTGAGAACCAAAGCTTGAAGATGTGCTTTGGTTCTCAGAGGTTTTACTACGCTGTTGCTGCTGGAGAGACGTAAGCACAAGCCAAAGCTTGTGGCTGAGTTACGAGACGGCCCCATACAAACAGTGTACGCCAGAACTCACCGAAAGATTTCTCAATCTTAAGAGTATCTGATTTGTCGATCTGCGCTGCAAAGGTAGTGGCCTCATTGGTTCCGGCAATGATGCTGGTTCCAGTGGTAGCTCCATCAACTGCAGTGAGCAGGTGGTTGTTACGGTAAACCTTCATACCATCGAGCTGGCCAATAAGACCAGTACGAATTACACCGGTTGCATCATTGGTTACGTCAGCTCGTTTGAGATCTCCAGACTTCAGGAGATTACAGAACCAGGCAGGGAGAACACAGAAACGATTCATCTCTTCAACAGCATTCTCAGTTAGAGCCTGGGAAAGGTTGAGAAGAACCTGCATGGCTTCCTCGCCAGTTGTAACAACTATTGGTGTGCCGGTGACTCCAAGATTAATGTTACCGGAGATAGCTCCTGCAGCTATGCCTTTGTTAGTTGCAGCTGCACCACCGGCCATGTAACCAAGTACATCTTTATCGATTACAATGTTGATCTCTTTCTTGGTGTTCTTGGAGAACAGATTCACAAGATCAAGATCAGACTGAGCCTTATCAACGTCGTCAACTCGGAATGCAGAGTAGAGAGATTGATTGATCTTCAGTTCGATGGCATCCTTTTGAGGTACGTCGTACTGGATATCAAGACCAACATCATAACGGTGAGTTACGACATCTGGAGTCTTACGGATATAAACCGTATCGCCAGAACCTTTGATCTCACCCTCATAGTCACGGTTGGTAATATCTTGGAATACCGTTTCATTGAGAAACTTCCGGAGAACTTTCTTGGAATAAACCGCATTGATAAAACGGGAGTTTCCCTGGGAACCATAGTGGTCAGTTTCAACCATCCCATCGCCATAGTAATCACTGGTGATTCCGATACGTCCGGAAGGTGCTGAAGGTACGACTGCTGCTGGGACTGCTGGTGTATGTGCCATTTTTAATACTTCCTTATATTATTATCTGACCCTGCCTTGTCGCATGGCAAGATCATATTTTTTATCGAGTTCGTCTCGCAGCGCCTCCCGACCTCTGTACAGGCCGTTGATGTCATCATCGTAGAACTTATCTACTACCCCATAAGGGTAGATGATTTGATCTTCCGGAACCTGATTGGTTGGAGCTACTGGTTGACTTCCGCCACCACCGCCTACCGGTGAAGCGTTTTCGCTGAGAAGATTTACAGGAGCTGCAGTGAGCTGTTTGAACTCAACAAAATATTGAGCTGCTCTCCCTACGTCTCCGCTTCTTTCAGCGTTTTTAAAGAAGGACATACGGGGTGCACCACCATAGGGATCCTGTTGGTTCAGCCAATTTACAAAAGCCGGATTCCTATTGATGTCTGCATAGTCTGGGACAAGCTGCCCCAATCTTTGCCGGAAGATAGATGTTGCAGTACCACGATTGGCTGCTGCAGCTGCTTTGATCCGGTCACGCTCTGCCTTCTTTATTGCCAAGAGTTCGGCCTGCAATGGGTCTACTGCATTTGATACTGCAGTATTCACTGCCGTATTGAGTGAGTTGATTGTGCCTTCTCCAAGAATATTAACATCCTCTTCACTGAAAGCTGAGTTAACCGGTGCAGGTGCGGATGCCGCGACCTCTGTAATTTTCACCTTCAACTGTTCATTCTCGTCACGCAATGATACGTTTTCATCTTGCAATCCTGCAAGCTGCTGCCTTGTCTCGAACTTGAACTGGTCTGATGATTGCCTCAAGCCGTTGTACCGATTCTCCAATTGGAGGAATTCGTTCTTCCAAGAACGTCTTCCGGTCTTTGGTTCTTGAGGAGCAGGTGCTTGTGGAACTACTTCAGCCTGCGGTGTACCAACGCCAACTGCCTCTTGCGGAGGAGGTTGGTTATCACCTGCATTTGGTGGTGCAGGAGCTTGGTTTTGTACCGGTGACTTAGCTTTGTTCTCACCTTTAATAGTGCCTTCCAGCTGAGCTATCTCTTCATCAAGCTTATCAACCTGTTCATTGTGTCCATCTACTGCCATGGTGCTTCTCCTTGTTATAGGTGGATGCGGTTGCCTACATATTAAGGCATGGGCGCACACACGAGTATAATCTTATGGGAGGATTCTGATGATTCCTTTTAAAACCTGAAGAATCCCTTGTTGCCTGCGGAAGGTGGTAGGATCTACTTGCTCTACCAGAACCTTCATTCCTTCCTTTTCCTCAGCTTCAAGGATTTCTTTCAATTTGTAAATGTCTCCATTCTTAATTGCAGCCTGTGTGGGTGCACTCATTTGTATCGAATACATTTCAGATCCTCGCCTATCTGTTATTAAATGCCGGATCCACTCTGAATCTTCAGAGCTATCTCCGACCTGTGCCTCTGGTCTTTTCCTTGTTCAGTGTACTGAGTCTTCATCAAGTCTGCTTGATTCTTCTCAGCCTGGCCCATGTTGTTCCTCTCCATCTCAGCTGCTTTCAGTTGAGCTGTAGTCTGGAACTGCTGTTGCTGCATGGCCATGCCTTGCATCTTGACAGCTTGAGTACCTTTGTGCATATCCTTCTGGCCTTCGATCTGCAACTGAGTTGCCTTGAGCCCAGAGTTAATTTTCTCCTGCTCAAGCTGAAGCGCCTGCTGCTGCGATTGAGCTGCAACTTCAGCATTGGCTTTCTCTCTGGTACGAAGTTCAAGCCTTGAAGGAACAACATCTTCGCCCATGTTGAGGTCTTCAGATACAGATCGAAGAAGCTCGGCCCGCCCATCCATTCCCAGGATTTCCTGATCGATTGGATTGGCTGTGGCCATGAGGAACTCTGTTCTTCTAAGTTGCTCGGCACCCTTGGTTGTGAGTGAGGAAGATCCTCTTGCAACAACATTAGGATCACCTGTGTAGTTTGAGCTTGGGTCAGTTGCAATGTTCCAGTAGAACTGGTATTCGATCCTTGGAATTATAACACCGGTATCGATATTTCTTACACAATCCTTGATGGATTTTGAAGCTGACTCCATCAGCATTGAGAGCCCTGCAATGGATGTTGCAGCTCCACTCATCCTTTCATTCCCGTAAGCGTATCGTGGAATACCAGTGACATCATCTGCTCTGGATTCAAACTCCTTGTACACGCCCATCAACTCTGCAGCATTACTCGTAGGCTGGTTGAAGGTAATCGCTCTGCCCCCACCACCAGTTGGATCTGAGGTTAACTGCCAAATCTTGAATGGCCTGATGTCTGCAATATCTCCATTATCTGCAATCCGGTCAACATAAATTTCAATTTGAGGGCCCGACGCGAGTCCGATATTTGAAGACATTGCACGGGCAATACCGTTGCACATCCTCTGTATATCTGACATCAATTCAGGAAGTGAAGTTCCCCAGAAAGCTCCAGGGATTTGCTGGAAGCTTGCCTTGTAGTAAGGCCTGAGGTTCATCCCGTCATTGTTTATCTTACATTTTATTACGTGGTTCCCTGCAACGATCCCTTCAACCTCGAACTCATCAGTGTCGAATGCTGAATCAAGCTTATGGCTCGGGACTCCCCACTCTCTAAGCTCCTTTGCAGGTATCGATCCGTGGAAGTGTAGGCCATGGATTATATCCTGGTTGGCTTGCCACTCATCGCCACGCTTTTCAGCATCAGCTCTCTCAGATTCTATGCCGGTATCCAACCAAGTTGCTCCTGAAAACTCTGAGAGGACAGCATCAATTGCAGCATCTTTGTACCAAGGCATCCCACGCATATCTGAGATCTCTCTCCTTGTATACCGAACGTGCTCAACGATATTGCTCGCATCAAGTATGCTCGTTGCATTAGCACTTGGGTACATATCAAGCGGGGAGATACACTTATTCTTAAAGACGTACTTCATCTTAACAACTGGTTTCCCATTCTCATAAGATCTGGTAGGAACCTTCGTTATTATTGGCCCCTTGAGGAAAGCTGTTGGGAATACAACGAAGTTGTCAATGAACTCAGATAGAGCTTTGTGCCATCCACCCTCTGCGAGTTGATCTTCAATTCTATACTCCTGAGACTTCATCTCGTGCATGGCTATCTTGTTCATCTCCTCAAGAACCATGTCGTAGATATCACGCTTTGCCTGATTGAACTCCTTCATTGTTTGAGCAGCTTCAATAGGCTTTTGTGCAGGAGAGTTAGGAGGCTGCTGCCACACCTGTGGAGAAGCTGGTGTGGGGCCGGCTAAACTAGATGGATCAGCAGCAGGTGAAGCTTGCGTAGGTTGTTGAACTGGATTTGTTGGCTGAGATGGAGCTTGGATAATCTGGTTCTGAGAACCATTTACCTTTGCTGGCGTTCCAGCTTGTGCGTTTTGTTGTGGTGAAGCTGATATAGGGTTTGCAGTTGGATCTTGCAGGTACTCTTGGAATTGTTTCTGAAGAGACTCTTCGATCCTCCCCTTTATATCATTAGGGAGATCTGGAATAGGAGTCGGCTCCACGCTCCAGGATTTTTCCTTGGAGGGGAGAAGGATATCTCTTATCCAACTCGCTGCATTCCTCGACTTCACACTGGTGATATTCATGAAGATGGTTGATCCACCTGATGCACGAATCTTCGCAAGGTCTTCCGGATTATATTCTCCGTTGTATGCACGGAGAGAGTTGAGCATCTGCTCTTCAACTAGGGAATTTCTCCTGGCATCTTTGTTTCTTTGGAAAGCTTGCAGAATGAATCCGGCAAGTGAAGAAGTGTACATTGGTTCAGGGGGGAGAAGAGGCTCTTCAGGAAGCATGAAGATATTGGCAGCTATCTCTCGCTCAGAGGCTAACTCCTGGATCCCAATTACTGTTGTGCCTTTTATAAATTCTGACATAAGATATCTCTATTAACAGTACAGATACGTGGTATCGGCTCTCACTGCCCGGGCTCGATGGTATCCACCTGGCCGGCTTGTGAGGAACACATCCTCAGAAAATGACAAAGATATTGCATCCGGAATATCAGGTGAGAAGCCATGCTTCTTCTTCAACTCCTTCTTCGACATCATCTGTATCTGGAGCTTTCCGTTGTACCCGTACTCCATAGAGAGAAGTTGTCTCTTGAGTTCGGTATCGTTAGGGATGTCAGCACCATTTGCCAACCACTCCTTCATTGAACCCCAGAGTTGAGCTCTGAGATTCACATACTTCTTGGGGTTGGAAGACTTATTTCCAACGACTACATCTACTACAGGTACACCAAGTTCCATGCCTCTGTCAACAACTCCTGATCCGAGGCCGGTTCCATCCACAAAGATCTGTTCATGGCTATGGTGCTTCCAATACTGCAACATTTCTGCAGTCACTTCCATTGTGTTGAGGCCTTTGTACCTACTTACATCAAGTATCTTAGGGCCTTGGCGTGTGATGAACACTGTATCATCATCTCCAAACCTTGCAACATCTACCGCCCCGACTTTAGGGAAGTTATGGTAATCTCCTAACTGTAAACTATTTCTCTGCGGTAAGTCAACCTCATCTGTGGTTATGAACTGTGAGGATGTTGCCTGAGGAAATTCTCCCAGGATTCTTACTCGGTAGAAATCGTGATCTTCTCCATACGTTTGTTTAACCTCCTCAATGTACTCCTTGCTGACATGAGGCGTACCAAATGCAGTAAACGTGTGCAGTTTCCAGAATGGATTTCCCTGGGTGAAAAGATCAAAGTAAAACCCGACTGACCTTGTAGGATTCGAAGTAATGATGAACCTACCACCTGACCCATAGGATAGAGTTCCCAGAAGAACTTCATAAACGTCATCTGATATTGCGGATCCCTCATCGGCGATAATCCAATAATTTCCGGAGTGACTACCAGCAAGAGCCTGTTCGTTGTCAGCAGAGGCAGTTGCAAAGTCACAACGGTGCGTCTTATTTCCAACTCTCTTGATGCAATCTCTTGTGACTTCATACATCTCCTGATACTGAGGTGGCATTTTATAAAGCCACTTCTCAATCTCTGTCTTAAGAACACGATTCAACAATGGGAATGTTGGAGCCGTTGCAAGGATCCGGATATCATCCTCAACTGCCAGAGCCCAAAGAATCAGCCAGGCAAGTACACAGGTTTTTCCGGAAGAGGTGCAGGACTTAACTGCAACCCTGGCCTTGTCATCATCGAGTACATCCTGAAGGAGGAGAAGCTGCTGCAAGGTAGGTTCAGCCTTGAACATCAATGTGATGAAGGAGAGAATATTCCCCTTGAACCTCAGCATCGAAGCTTCGAAATATTCCTGCTGTGTCTTGCTTGGCCTTTGTTTCATTGGTATTACTCTGCCAACTCTAGGTTATCTTCAAAATACTTTCTAGCTACATACCACTGGTCGTTGTGATTCTTTGGGTTTCTTGCAACCATTCCCATGTCAGTCTCAGGGTCGTCAACATCTGCAATTGAGATATTGGTTGTATCTTCGCCACTCACATAATGCCTCATCTCTGAAAGCCCTTTCCGCTTATACTGCTTGAACTCTGTCATAATATCCTCGCTAAAATTTCCCTTAGATCAAAGAGATGCAGCGTACAATGCAATCTCTGGCTTCCATCAGTTTACGCAGACCTGCAGTCTTCTCAGCAGAATCTGAAAGGTCTTTATCGATCTTATCTGCAAGGAAACAGAACGGGGCGCTTATGCCCTGAATCTTCTCTGGAAGGTGATCATACTTGAAGAATTTCATCATCGGGTGATGTGGCATTTCAAATCTCTCCTAATTATATATAGTATGTAGTTAAGCTTCAGTTTAGTTCACAGCTGCTTTACTTTCTTCCAACAGAGTTTGGTTCTGAGAACCAATTTGCTTATCTTCTTCCTCACGCTTTTTCCTTGCGATGGCCTGGGCAATCGATTCGACTTTACCAGATTGATCTGCAATGGCTTTCATTACTGCAGCGTGATCGATGTTATCAATCTGGATCTTATCCGTGAACCCGCCGAAAGTTTTCCCAAGCATCATGAGGAAATCCCTGAGGAGTTTTCTCCCTTCCATATTGTTAACACCCTTCAAATAATCAACCTGGATCATCACCTCTTTCTGCAGGTAGTCCTTGTCAATTTCAACATTGAAGATTGCTTGCTCCCGAACCTCAGCAATAAACTTCGCGATCTCGGGCCTTGATTTCATATGGGCAATACGGAGTTCGGCCAGAGGCTTGTAACATTCCAGCTTCTGGAAACTGGTTATTCCATTTTGATTCTTCTTTGCTTTGTACAATCCGATGTCAAGGCCGGAAGCTTTGAGTGCTTCATCGTATGAATTACTTGCGACGTAACTCCAACAGAATCTTACTTCACATTCATTGAGCTCACGCTTCATAGTCGGATCTGTGATCAAAGCTTTGAAGGGCTGATTAAGAAGTTCAGGATTATTTGCAAGAGCAGAGCGGGGCTGAGCCACTCCATACTGATTTGAGATATTGGTCTGGGCACCGGCTTTTCCCTTAGCAATCGAATCCCGGGTTTCAGCTACGGTTCCCAGATCTTCAACCAACTGAGCAAAGAACTTCCTTACCCAACCTGGTGAAAGGTTTGCAATGGCTGCACATTCCTTATTAGTTTTCCCCTGAGCTAAGGCGCAGACGATTCTCCACTTCTTATCGTTGCTGACAGAAACTAATTTACCAGAAACAATTGACTTAGCTTTGGTATCTTTCTTCCAATAGCTGGCTGCAGGGACTGCAACTTTCCTCCCACCCTTTGCATGTGGCATGGTATTTCTCCGATCTACTGAATATTACTCGCCTTGGTATAGCGTGGATATTGCACACATATCCCCTGAGAAGGGGTTGTTAATTTCTTCAACCTTACAGTAACCGGAGTGAAATGTCAAACTGGTGCAAGTGGTGGGATGTGGTTCTCAGAACCAGGAGTGGATTAAATATTTGTGAGACCTGTCATTGTATCCTTGGCCTTTAATGCACCAGTGCAGGCAGCTTGAACTTTCTCCCTATTATATTGTTCTGGTGAAATCATTGTAACCGGACGACCTCTCTTTGCAGACTGCCTCTTCTTCCTGTTCACTATCGCTTCTTTCTGAGCCTTACTCAGCTTACCAGATCTAACCAACCTCTTCTTCTTAGGTTGCAGGGCTTTCAACTCATCCATAAACTTATCACTTACAGGCTTTCCAACACTTACAGGCTTTCCAACGCTCACTGGTTTCATCATAACTCCTTGTTATTATTACACATGCACATAAAGGTAGAAACTCAAGACGGACTTGTCACTTGATAGAGAGTAAACTAAGACTGTAAGATGCACGTTGTATTATCTTAAACTAAGCTCTTAGATGAATCTTCCAGGCAGGCTCAAGATTAACTTTAGATTCACCTAAGACTAAACAATCTCAATCTTCACTATCACACATTTAATCCAGTAACTCTGTAGTTTGAACTGGATTAATCACACGACTGAATAAAGAATACACCATTCTTACCCAGTATATGTAAAAAGCTCAATCCCGGTATGGGGTCATATTCGGGGATATTCCAGGGTATGGGTTGATATCCAGGGATATTCCTGCAATTTCCTTGAAATCCCTCCATATTCCTCCATCTCTACTACGTGATTGCAGTGGAACAACGCTACTACAACATGATAACTCCACCCTGCAGTGGAATAATATTCCAGTTCGGATCAAGATTAATCCTCTGCACCTAGATTAATCCCCCGAACCATTCTGGTTCTGAGAACCAAACCCCTACCCTACCTTATTCTATCGCACTGTAGTTAGGTCGATCCTTTCACACAGAGTTTCCTTCCAGTTCGGGATCTCCACATCCCTCACCAATCCTCACCAATCCTCTATATCTGGCCATATCCCGGGATATCCCCTAATTTCCCTCAATATCCCAGGATAATCCTCCACCTTTCTCACATTATCTCCAGATTACTCACATTATCTCCCACTCTCTCCCCCTTCCTCACTATGTTGGTGCAAGCATACTCAAGTCACGGTGGTGGTTTATCTCAATTACGAAACTGTAAGGAGGAGTAATCAATGACGCAATCAACAGAATCACTGTCATATGCGTAAGGAAGCACTATCCCTCTTAAAATAGTGTTACCGTTTAGTAACAAGGCACCCTAGATCCGCCATGGGCGCGGGTTTGCGACGAGTCAATATTTTGACTTTACACCCCACCCCCTTCGATACCCCCACCCGTCTTGTGTAAATCTGGTTCTGAGAACCGCCCATACTAGCCACCATACGATCAAACCCCTACATATTTCTCTGTCCTATAGATATAAGAGTGATATATCTAATATCATTCAACTAATCCTAAACGGTTCTCAGAACCAAAAGGAGTTTTACCATGGCTAAGCTATACACAACCGCATTACTTGACACCGTATCAGAAGTTAAAGAATCCCTGAACGATCTTGCTGAGCTGGAAGCCTTCAAGGTCTCAGCAAAGACTACAACGCTGGAAATCACAGAAGCTCTCGAGTCTTTAGATGTAGCAAAGCTGAACATCGACAGTGAGATATCAAAGCTCTCAGGTCTCACGAGTGCCCAGTTCACTGAGCAAAATGTTCGACTCTCTGAAGGTATCCGCTCGAGATACTGGACTGTCGTGAAAGCTGTTGCCAAATCTGAGCTGAAGGATAAGGATCTCTCTGCAGCTCTATCCAAAGTTCAGGTCGCTTTCTTCGAATCAATCATCCCGATTGAAGATGTTCCTGAAGTTGGTCATACCTTGACGAATGCCAAAGGAGCTACACCTGTGGAAGGAGCACTCCGTAAAGGCAAGAACAACGATGGCGCTGTGAAATGGGCAGGTTGGTTGAAGACTCGTTCTGCATGGAACGCTTGCTCTCAGCTGAACCTGCACATCAAAAAGCTTGGTGCTTCTGGTGTTGCACCAAAAGGGCGGATCCTTTCCAAGAAAGTAGCTGACGAACTTGTGAGACCTGCAAAGGGAACAACAACTGCAAAGTCTGGAAAACCTATGACTCCTGCAGAAAATGTTACTGCCTCAATCGAAACCCTTAAAAAGCGCTTGCTTCACAAGGACTTATCCCCTGCAGATGCAACACGCTTGATAGGTGAAGTCACCGTTATGCTTTCCACTGTAGCTGTAGAGCTTGCAAAGCGCGAGCAAGACACCACCAAGAAGTAGAGTGAACAAAGAATGAACCAGAGCAATAGTGCTCTGGTTCTCAGAACCGTCGTAGAGCTGTGAGAAACTTCTACGAAGTAGCTAATCATTTCACATTTTAACATGGAGAATCACAATGGAAATCATCAAATCAGTATCAATCATGGCAGTAATATTTGTAGTGGCTTGCATAGCAATAGGCGCAGTTAAATCAGAAGGAGCAAAGTCAGGAGTTCATCAAGCTGTGAGAGAATTAATGGCTGAAGGGAAGTGCATTCAAAAAGAAAAACTCTCCTTTGAAGCAATCAATACTCTCAGGAAGGAAAAACTCACTTACATTTACTGCAGATAAATCTTAACAGGGAGTTCGCTCCCTTTTCTTTTGCCTGAAATATCGGCAACGAGGACAATCATGATACCACTGAGAAAGAACAAGAAATTTAACCGAGTGAACAGACCGAATCGATTCAAGACAGATCTGAAACACCTGAACAAGAGGAATCGATTCCGATCTGATGGTTCTCAGAACCGTCACAATCTACTGCGCTTCATGGAAACCCTTATCGGTGTTGCATTCGGTGCTGCAATAACACTTCTAATATTGGTGATGATATGAGTGACAACAAAGGATTAATGGAGATAAAGGTAGTGAAAGAAATCTGTTCACACCATGATATGTGCGGTAACTCAAGAGGATATGAGAAATGTCCTCACTTAATACTAACAAGAGCGGGTGCATACATAACAGGGTGCTGGTGTGACGTATTCGACAAGGATCTGTCATTCAACAGATGTAGTAACAAATTCCCTGACAAGTGTGAGGACTGCATAAATGCAGAACCGGTAAGAAATAGAGCAGGGTGCACCAACCTATAACAAGGAGATTCAAGTGATTGA